CCATCCTTGAAATCTGCCGTTGGCAAGTTTTCGGATGTGTACGTTGATGGGGACTATTTGGTGGGAATCACAACCATCCCAAACACAACGTGGGGCAATGATGTCCTTGAGTTCTACAAAACTGGACACATCAACCAACATTCGATTGGTTTCCGCACTATTAAGGCCGAGGCACAAAAGTCGAATGGCACTGAATATAATATGATCAAGGAGGTGTTGTTGTTTGAAGGTTCGGCGGTCCTTTGGGGTGCCAATCCTTTGACTCCAACCTTGACGGCTGGCAAATCCTTCACAAAGGATGACATTGCCGTTGAACACGAAAAGTTGAGCAAGGAAATGGGCCTTTTGCTCAAGTCGTTAAAGGATGGCCGTTTCTCAGACGATGCGTTTGAGTTTATGGAAATCCGTTTGGCCCAAATAAACGAGGCACTGAAATCCATCCTGACCATTGAGGCGGAAACCACTGAACCCGTGCAAACAGTTCAGCCGGAAGTCGATTTGAAGGGTTTGGATGTTGCAATAAACAATTTAATCAAAACAATCAATTCCTAAACAAAATGGAAAACGTTGAAAAAATCGTCGCCGAGGTGAAATCAGCCACCGACGCAGTTAATACGATGAAGGCCGCAAATGATGCTGCCATCGCTGATGTTAAAGGTCAAGTTGCTGAAGTAAAGTCTGCCATTGTTACAATGGACGAGGCTGCTAAGGCTAATCAAAAGGCCCTTGACGAACTGATTGCCGCTAAGAATGCAAAGAGTCTGGAAACTAAGAAAGCCAAGTCTTTTGGTGATTCTTTCTCTGAGGCTATGAATGAGGCTTTCGAAAGCAAGCAATCTGAGTTCAAAGCATTTGCCAAAGATCGCAATGCAAAGCTGGTTCTTGAATTGAAAGATGTTGCAAACATGACTTTGACTAACAACCTCACTGGTGATGGTCAAGCTACTTACAACACCCGTCAAGGTCTGGTGCCTTCACAGAAAATCAACTTCCGTGACTTGGTTCCGACAACTCAATCTCCAACTGGTCTGTATGTAACCTATCGTGAAACCGGAACTGAGGGTGCAATCACCGTTCAGACTGAAGGTAACGCAAAAGGACAGATTGATTACGATCTGACTGAGGTGAAAGTGGTTTCTGACTACATCGCTGGCTTTGCTCGTTTCAGCAAGCAAATGATGTTTCAGTTGCCTTTCCTGCAGTCTTCACTTCAGCGGATGTTGCTGCGTGACTTCTACAAAAAGGAGAATCAGCAGTTTTTCTCTGCCGTAAGTGGCGCAGCTACCGGAAGCACAACTACCTCTGCAACTGTTGATGCTGAGCAACTCGTTGACTGGATTGCCAACCAATTGAATGCGAATTTCAACGCATCTTTTGCTTTGGTAAACTATTCTCAGTGGGCTCGCTTACTGAAAACAAAGCCATCTGACTACTCTGTACCCGGTGGTGTTATCATTGATCCAGCTGGAAACATCCGCATCTGCGGTGTACCTGTTATCGGTGCATCTTGGGTAACTGATGACAAGGCTTTGATCATTGATAGCGACTACATTGAGCGTGTAGAAACTGAGAGCCTGCGTGTTGAGTTCAGCTACGAAGATAGCGACAACTTCCAACGCAACCTTGTTACTGCTCGTGTTGAGTGCTTCGAGGACATCAATCTCATGCGTACCGATGCCGTTATTTACGGAGATTTCGGTAACGTATCCTAATAGGCTGTTTGTTTGATGTGGTGATTTAGGGGGTCGGGTTCGGCCCGGCCCCTTTTTTAAATAAATTTATGAAATACAATTTGCTGATTGATTGGGAGGATTTGACAAATGAGTCTGGCATTGTTGAGCCGGTGACACTTGCTGAGGTCAAAAATTACCTTCGTTTGGAGGGGTTTATCAATGACAATACAAGCATCACACCCGTGTTCAATGATGACAACACCTACATTTTGTCGCTAATTAAGGCAAGCCGTGAAGCATTGGAAGAATACACCGGTTTGTCATTTGTCCTGAAAACATGGCAAATTGAGTTCGACAATTATGCTGGAAACTTTGAGATTCCATTCGGTCCAGTTTTGGACATCTTGGAATTGCACCCACAGGGTGAGTCACTTGCATCGGATGAATTGGATTTCACAACAAGTTCAAACAAACGCATTCTCAAGACACCTGAATATGGCAATTTGGTGATGGTTTATGATGCCGGATATCTTACTTTGCCAAAACGACTAAAAGACGCAATGTTGAAGGAAATTGCCTACCGGTACATCAATCGTGGTGATGTTAATGTTGACGGAATAAGCAAGGAGGCAATGGTTTTGGCTTCATCATATAAACAACCATTAACATGGCTGGGATAGGCGATTACAAACCAATCCAATTGGTCAGGTACACAATCACTTTCAATCAAAGTGGTGACCCTACGCAACAGGCACAATACTGGAATGCGTGGGCTGAGGTAACGGACAATGGAGGTGGCAGAAGCCAAGCCGAGGGAAGAACGACACTTGGGACATCCAGAACATTCAAAATTTGGTTTCGTGAAAACACGATTTTGATTGGTGAATGGAAAATTTTGTATTTTGGTGACACTTACGCAATCACACACATCGAACGTATAAACGAAAAAAGATTCAACTTGTTAGTTTTCGCCAATGTTCAAAGCTAATGTCATAGGGTTGGATGCGTACATAAAGGCCATTGAAACGGCCAAAAAGGATGTGCAAGCACAGGTTGCCAACGAAATCCGTGCGTCTGCAATGGAGTTTGAGGCATTGGCTAAAAGAAACGCAGCAAACAACGGCGGTGACCAAGGCGGGCTGCAAAAATCAATTGGCCATCGTCAAATCAATGCGTTCAATTATGAGGTTTTTGCTGGCATATCTTATGCCCCATTTGTAGAGTTTGGGACAAAAAGTAAAGTCAGGATTGAACCGGGATTTGAAGATGTGGCGGCCCAATTTAAGGGGCAAAAGGGGACAGGGACATTGTCATTGATTGAGGCAATAAAAGCATGGGTAAAGCGAAAAGGGATTGCCAAAGGCAAAGATGCTGATCGTGCGGCATTTAACATTGCCCGGTCAATTTACCGAAATGGTATTTCGCCAAAGCCATTTTTCTATAAAAATGTGGCCCCAGTTCGCAGCAACTTATTGACACGAATAAAAGCAATAGTCGATGGCATATAATGAGGCAATTTATGAATTGAAGGAGGCTTGGTATAAAAGGCTCGACGCAAATTTTGCGGTCCCGGTATTCAAAGACGGGGTGCCAGCAACACAGGACGGAAACTATATTTTGATTCGTTCAGATGGCTTGACTGATTTGGGTCCAACAAATAGTGGTTGGTTCAAATCTGTTATCATTGTTGTTGAAATCGTTACCAAATTCCCAGTTATTGCAGACACATCACTTGCCTCGTCCTATGCACAAACGGTCAACAATTCGGTGATGTATTGGCCCAATGAGTTCAATTTGCCAATTCAAAATCACATAGTCACCCAAATAACACTACAAACACAGGATGAAATATATGAGGATAATGATTCCGAAAAGATATTTCGTATCATAAAAAGATTTGAGCATTTCTTAACACAAAAATAAAAAACAAAAATGGCTGCTCCAACAACAATCTCCGGGTCGCTGATGTTCATTGAATATTCAGACACTCCGGCTGGTGCAAAAAAGTCGGCTGTTTGTCAAAGTGAGGGATCATTTGACGGCAGTCGCAACGTAGTAAGTGATGAAACAAACTGCGGAGTTCTGAAATCTATGGGTCCAGCAAACAACCGATTCACATTGAATGCAGTTGTTGATTTGGCCCCTGATGCTGGTGAGGCAAGCTACAATGACTATCAAGCATTGTATCAGAACAATACCCAAAAGTATTGGCATCTTACAGATTCTAACAATGACCTTTATCATGGCGGTTATGGTTGGATTTCTGCCCTCGGCCAACAGAATGTGTCTGGTCAAACTGCAAAGTTCACCATGACCATTGAAATCGATGGCGACATTGATATCACACCTCAGTCCTAATAAATCACAAACACATGAAACAAACGCAACACACAATTGGAGGGGTAGAATATACATTGGATTTCGGTAGGTTGTGGTTTTCCAAATTCTTTGGTGAAGCCACAGCCTCCGATCCACTCCAAATGTCAGAACTATTGACAAAGCCGGACAAGCAATTCGATTTCATTTGTGGGATCGTTTATGCTGGTATTAACTGCCACAAAAAGGTCACAAAGGACACCAATTTGGTGACAATGGCCCAATGTCAGGAATGGGTCGGTGAAATGACCGACACAGATGCCGCTTTGTTGATTACAAAGTTCGTTGATGCTCAGAAACCGGCAGAACCGGGGGAAGGGCAACCCCAAGTGAATCCCTGACTTGGGACGAAATAAGGGCCGAGGCATTCGGCCAAATGGGATTGATGCCTGACCAATTCTATGACCTTGAGTTCGGGGATTATTTCCTGATGCGGAGGGGTTATATTGACAAGGTAAAGGTTGAAAGTCAATTGTTGCGGTTTCAGACGGCCCTGATATGTGAAGCATTTTTGGGCAAAGGTCAGGGGACAAGGTTTGTCATGGAATCATGGCAATTGGAGGAAAGACAGGAACTGACCCGTGAACAAATCAAAGACGCATTGAAAAGTAAACGGCAACGGGAGGAAATGGCAAGACTTAAAAGAGAGGGCAAATTGTAATGGCAAACAACCTAAAATTTACACTTGGTGCGGATGTAAGCGAAGCCCTCAAAGGCATGACGGCCGTTGAACAACGGTCCATCGTTTTACAAAAGCAAATTGAATATTTACAACAGGTTATAGGCAATACCTCGTCTGTAAAGACATTCAACACCTCAATGGATGCTTTGGCCCGGAAGCAGTCCGAACTTTTAAAAATTACTGCCAAGGCTGGGGATGCATTTAAGGGTATAAAACCGGGGGCAAATGAAGCTACGCAATCACTGACAAACCTTTCACGGATTGCTCAGGATGCCCCGTTCGGATTCATTGGTATTGCTAACAACATCAACCCACTTTTAGAATCATTCCAAAGGTTAAAGGCAACAACAGGCACAACAGGTGGGGCTTTGAAAGCATTGGCCGGATCACTCACCGGGGCTGGTGGTCTTGGGCTTGCCGTTGGTGTTGGTACGGCTTTGCTGACTGTTTTCGGTGACAAACTTTTCAGCACAAAGAAAAAGGCTGAGGAAACTGAGGATTCAGCAAAGAAACTTAAGGATTCCCTAAATGGTGTTTTTTCCGGTGTAGCCAAAGAGGCAGCCAGTGTGACATCGTTGGTTGCGGTTTTAAGCAGTGAAACAGAAACACGGCAACGGAAACTTGCTGCCATTAAGGAATTGCAAGAAATCCAACCGGAAGTATTTTCGGGGTTGAAATTGGAGGGTCAGGAAGTTGTTGGCCTTGATAATGCCTACAAAAACTATCTTGGCACATTAAAGACAACCATTGCGGCGAAGATTAAGCAAGCCCAAATTGAGCAACAAATTGAAAAGTTGCTGAAATTGGAGGGTGCCACATTGGTTGGATTGGAAAAATCATTTGACGACTTCTCAAAAGCGGTTCAAAATAATCAACAACAACAAATTGGCGGTGAGGATGATTTTATGGGGGCAAGGGACAAAGCCACCAAAACATTCGGGAAACAAGAAAAAGATCGCCAAAACCAAATAAAAGCGACAACTGCCGAGATTGAAAGGTTGACTGGAGATTTGAAAGCATTGTCAACAGGAATTGAGGTTGATCCCATAAAAACACCAAAAGTAAAGGATAAAACTAACGAAATAATTGCCGAGGGCAAACGGTTGGCAAAAGAGTTGGCAAATATTGGTGCGGTTGTTCCATTGTTTTCGGAAACACAAACCGAAAAGCAACAACTTCAACTTGCTAAAAAATTAATTAATCAATTCAAAGGGGCAAAACTTGAGTTTGATGTTACCCCTGTAATTGATGAAACAAAGATTGATGTGCCTCAATTGATGGGTAGTGAGGCCACCATGACCCAAGCCGAAAAGAATGCGGAAAAGGATGGGGCTATTTTGGGCAATGCGTTCAATATAGGTGTCACAAAAGCCCTTGAAACTGGCCGTGAGGTATCACCTGAAAACCTAAAAATCCGAGGCTTAGATGCCGCAAATCAACAAATAAAGGCCCAAGCGGTTGCCCTTGCCGATGCATTTAATCAATCATTTGCGACAGCAATACAAGGAGGCATTGAATCAATTGGTGAGGGTATTGGAAATGTATTAAGTGGAAAAAATTTTGGCCAAGGTATTCTGCAAATATTCAGCGGATTTTTGCAGGCCATCGGTCAGGCATTAATCAAATTCGGTATCGTAAAGGAGGGATTGGATAAAATATTGGGTCCGGGTGGTATTGCCATTCCGGGTGCCGCTGCGATTGGTTTGGGTGTGCTGGCAATTGCCTCCGCTCAGTTGGTAAAGAATTTCGGAGGTGCAAGGGAGAAGGGTGGACCAGTTAGCGGAAACAAAACCTATTTGGTGGGTGAAAGGGGACCGGAGTTGTTCGTACCTTCGGTTGGTGGATCGATTGTGCCAAATAATCAATTGGGGTCATTTGGTGGCCGTCCAGCCTTTGCGATGGGCGGCGGTGGTAGTGGCCGTTCAATAGTTCGTGGAAATGATATTTTGCTTGCAAGTGCAAGATCACAAAGATCAATAAGCCGAGTAAATGCCTAAACTATACATTGGACGATTTACGAATAGTCAGGTTTTGTATGCTGACAACTCCGACTTTGGGCAAGAGGTGATTGTCAAAATCATTGATGTCACCGATGCGTCCGATGAGGAAATTGAAATTGAATTGGCTGACGATCCGGTCACAATTCGGGTCGTTGATAATAATGAGGACAAGTTTACACCAATAAGGTCAAAGGCTTGCGAACTGAGGTTGCATACATCCCCAAACATTAATATAATGACATTTGGGGGTGGTGGGGACAATCAATACAAAGTCCAAATCCGTATGGATTCGAGCGACTTGGATGTGTTTGAGGGTTGGTTGTCAATTAGTGATTTGCGTCAGGATTTTCAGCCTGATCCGAATGTGTTGGTTTTGACGGCTACCGATGGCCTTGGGTTTTTGAAGGATGTGCCATTGACGGACTATTATGGCAACCAATTCCGTGGGGTGCATAAATTGTCAACCTACATTGCCGGATGTTTACGCAAAACGGGTTTGGACAAATCATTCATTGCTGAAATGAATGTCAAGGAATCGACTCAAGCCACCAACTATTTGGGGCATATGTACAACACCATCTATTTGGATGCAAAAACATTCATGTCCAGTGTTGACGAATATGAAGATTGCTTCACTGTTCTTGAAAAGATATTGGGCGAATATTGTGAACTAAGCCAACAAAAAAATGAATGGTACATTCGTGCCATTGATGAATTTGACGCACAGGATAGCATCCAAGTCCGTTTCAATTCGGCTGGTGAGATTCAAAACCAATTGCCCATTGTTGCATATGACAAATTGATAGGGTCAAACATGAACCTTTACCAAATGGGGTTCATGAATGATGACGCAGTTTTGAGTCTGCAAAGACCTTACAAATTCGTCCGCCATACATTTAACCTTGAGCAACCGGCTGAGGTTCCTTGCAACTCTAATTTTGAACGTGGTGATTTCATAACAGATTTGCCAAATGAGGTGATTAACTTTGAAACCTACACACAGAAAAAATACAAATTGGAATGTTGGGATTTGCTGAAAGGCAGCCCCCCGACATTTAACCAATTCCCAAGCGGTGATTTGTGGATCAAAAGGTTGTTTGAGGGATTCAATCGTGAGGCATTCAGATATGTTGTTGTCAACTGGCCAACCAATCCACCTGAGGCATTGGTAGTGAAGTCAAAGGGAATTGACGTTTCATTCGGTGACAAATTTAGATTGTCATGGGATTTTGCATTCGATTCCAATTTGGGGATTGGGTCTGGGAATTTGATTGTTGCGTCAATCTTATTGGAAGGGAATGACGGGACATATTGGTTTCTCAATGACCCAAGTGGAACCGCAACAACATCTTTGACCTTTCCGGCAAACCGTGATTTGCAAATGAATTGGTCATTGTCAAATGCAAACTGGTCAGTAAATTACAAGTTGTTGACAATCAATGAGGATTTCAGTTCTTACGACAACACTGAATTTAGAAGCATAACGATTGACAATGTTGCACCAATCCCGGTTGATGGCAAGATCTACATCATTTACCATTGGGGAAACAATGTTGCATTTGCGTCACATGACTTGAGATTGAACAATCTCAGGTTTGAGTATTTTGGGCAAATCAATGGGGCTTGGGAAGCATTCACAGGGTTTGAAAATAAGGTTGAACAGGCTGGTGATTACAAAGCCAGCCGTGATGTTGAGGTGTTTGTGACTGATTCCCCCAAATTGCTATACAAAGGGACCTTTCAAAAGGTGGTTGGTGACACTTTGGTAATCGGTGGGGCAAATGCAACCATAACATTCTACAATGGCAACTATTTCACCCTTCCGGGATATTGGACATGGAAATTTGTGCCGGGAATGACTTTGCTCATTTCGGGTACTACAAACAACAACTCAAACAATGCGGTTGTCACTGATGTTGCCTATTCGATTATTGGGAATGTCACAACGGTGACTTTGTCAATCACAACGGTTTCCGAGGTGGATTCATCCTATGCAATTTCGACACTTAGATATGGACTGACTGAGGGTTTTTACAATGGGGCGGTGTTCCCGTCTGGCCCTCCCGATCCGACATACATTAAACCTTACTCACAAATCCAAAATGAAGCCGTTTGGAACCAATTTAACCGGGTTTTTACGGCATTTGAGGGGACGATTGACGGACTTGACACATATGTCAAAGACGGCGAGGACAGGATTGACATACCGGATTTGATGCATTCGTTTTTCATTATGGATGCCCACCCAGCGACCAACAACAAAAAGTTCAAGTTGTTGCACATGGATCAAAACTATGACCTTTGTGAGTGGGGGTTGTTTTTGGTTGAAGTTTACGATTCTACAATCCCTAAAGTATACACAGGGCATTCGTTCAAATATTTGCAAAATGACTGATAGTAAAGCGGTAAACGGCAGACAAATGATTGCCAGCATAAAGGTCGGGGCCAGTTGGTT